GCCTTAAACCCTGCGGTTGCAGGCATTCAAGAACAAATAGACGCCTTGCGTGGTCAAATGCCACAGCAACAAGCACCTGTGGATGTAGACGCTTTAAGACAACAAATAACGGATGAGATTATGGCGCAAATGAGTGGGCAATTGACGCCTGGCTCTGCACCAAGAGGCGGAGGCGAGTTTACGCCAACGCCAGGGACAGGGACGGTTCCTGATTTTGTGTCAACACCGACAACGATCCCTGACACGACACCGCAAACAAAAGGGCCTGTGGACTTAGGCGGACGTAAAACACAGCCGACGCCACAGTTTGAACCAACGCCCACGACAATACCTGACCCTGTAGTTGATTCCAGTATGTTAGGGCCAGTGGTCAATCCAGAAATAAGAATAGATCAAGGCATGTTTGGCAACCGCATGACCCCAACACCGGCAGTAATACCACCGCCACCACCAATTATGCCAACTAGGCCGACAAGAAACTTACGAACAAGAGGATTTGGGAGATAATCATGGCTGAATCAAAAGTACCAAGTAATGTAGCTAACCCGTCGCTTTATCGAAAAGCAAAAGCAAAGGCAAAAGCAAAGTTTGATGTATATCCAAGCGCTTATGCTAACGCTTATATGGTTTCTCAATACAAAAAAATGGGTGGCAAATATAAAGGCGCAAAGAAAGCAGAGGGTGGGGAGGTTGCAAAAAAAGACCTCAAGCCGATACCGGCAAAAAATAAAGGCTTGCCTAAATTACCTAAAAAAGTACGCAATCAAATGGGATTTATGAAAAATGGTGGCACAGTGATGGTTCAGTCTAGAGGCTGTGGTGCGATCATGCCAAATAAACAAAAAATGACTAGGGTGCCTCGTGGCTAAAACAAAAGGTGGTTTAACAGAATGGTTTGGCAAAGGCCCAAAAGGTGATTGGGTTGATATAGGAGCACCTAAAAAAGATGGCAAGTTCCAACAATGTGGTAGGGCGTCAACAAAAGGCTCAAAGCGCAAATATCCTAAGTGCGTGCCACGATCAAAAGCCAATCAAATGTCCAAAAGTCAAATTGCATCAGCGGTAAAACGCAAACGCTCCAAAAAGCAAGGTGTAGGTGGCAAACCCACCAATGTAAAAACTTTTGCGGCAAGCGGAGGAGCAGTGATGATGCAAGCTCGTGGATGTGGAGCAATCATGCCGAATAAACAAAAAATGACACGAGTTCCGCGTGGCTAAGTGGACAGCGGCTAGAAAAAGAAAAATAAATTGTAAGAATCCAAAAGGGTTCTCACAAAAAGCACATTGTGCGGGAAGAAAAAAACGTGCGAAGAAAAGTTAAAGATCCAGTTAAAGGGACGGGCAAAAAGCCAAAAGGTAGTGGTAGACGTTTGTATACAGACGAAAACCCAAAAGATACAGTTAGCATCAAGTACGCGACTGTAAAAGACGCTGAAGATACAATTCGTAAAGTCAAGCGCATAAAAAAACCTTACGCTCGTAAGATACAAATTTTGACTGTTTTAGAACAAAGAGCTAAAGTAGCAAAAAAACCGACGCAACAGCGATTAGCAACTGCGGCAAAACGACAACTGAAAAAAGCAAGGATGGTTTAACATGAAAAAGAAGTCTAAGGGTATGCAAAAGGGTGGCAAGATGCGCTCAAAAGGCGGCGCTATGAAAAAAATGCAAAAGGGCGGCGCAATGAAGATGAAAGCCAAAGGCATGAAAAAAGGCGGCAAAATGATGTCTAAAGGCCGTGCAAAAGGCGGCGCGATGAAGTCTAAAGGTTACGCAAAGGGCGGAGCTATGCGATCTAAAGGCGGCGCGATGGGCGGTATGAGAAAGCCGTCAAACAAAAATAGCGGATTATTTGGAAGATAATTGCCATATCTACAGTCGAACATTCCGCACTTCAAATGTTGGGTGCGGAAAGAATACACGCATAACCATGAAAAGTATCATGGAGAGTTTTTGCACGCTATGGCAATCGCTGTCACAACAATGCCTTGCCGTTGTTTGTCGTTTCAGGTAATTTTCACAGGCGCAGAGACTTACGATGATGATAGCGAGCCAAACGTGCATGGCGGCGCTATGTGGGCAAGAATGCCTATCACGGCCTTAACTGGCGATACACCGTTTGAAGAGTGGCCTGAACCCATGCCGGTATGGGCCGCACAACCTTGGGATTGCTCGTCATACAATCACTCTGTTTACGTTTTAGATAGAGCCACGCCTTGCCCTTGGTTGGCAAAAGTTGATGGTAAATTTTACCCTGCAAAATATTACTTTACTGTAGATTATGCGGAGAATGAGATTGCGGATGATCCCGCGCAACACAAACAAAGTCACGTTTTAGAGTTATTAGATGCGGGCGATTACACAGGTAATATTATTGCGCTACCCAACAACAGAGTAAGAGTTACACACCCTGCATGGTTTGAGACAGGAAACGGTGCGCCAGATTTCAAGCCATCCCAACATATACATTACAGTAAAAGCGATTTAGACTATACTTTAGACGTTAATCAAGTGTTTGATAATCTATATGCTGATAACGAGGAGGATTGATTATGGCAGAGTTAACAGTAGCTCAAAAAAGAAAAATGATAGCTGAGTTAAAAAAAGCCTCGCGCTTGCACGCTAATCAGGCGGTGCGTTTAGAAAAAACATTGAAAAAGACGAAGAGTAAAAAATAATGGCTGTGTCAGGCAGTAAAGATTTTGAGCTCGATGTAGCTGATTACGTAGAAGAAGCGTTTGAGCGTTGTGGTTTAGAATTACGCACCGGATATGATCTTAAAAGCGCAACACGCTCGTTAAATTTGATGTTGGCCGAGTGGGCAAACAGAGGCTTGAATCAGTGGACAATCACACAAAAAACTATCGACATGGTGAAAGACACTACGTCTTATACGATAGACTCAACCAACGCCACAGCCACTATTGACGTATTAGACGTTTTTATTCGTGAGACTATAGGAAGCACAGCAACGGACGTGCCCTTAAGCCGACTATCAAGAGCGCAATACGCTAACATTTCAACAAAAAGCACAACAGGTAAACCTAATCAATATTTTATTAACAAGTTGATATCACCGACTGTTACGGTATGGCCTGCGCCTGACAAAAATTCTACTTACGTTTTGCACCTGAACGTGCTGACACGCATGGATGACGCGGATGTGGGCGCAGATACGATGGATTTGCCTTTTCGTTTTTATCCTTGTTTGGCGGCAGGTCTAGCTTATTACATGGCAATAAAACGTGCGCCAGAGAAGGTTGGCATGTTAAAACAAATGTACGATGAAGAGTTTAATCGAGCTCTGTCACAAGATGAGGAGAGATCGTCTTTCAGAGTTGCACCTGATCTACGTAATTACGGGGTAGCTTGATGCCTTTCGCAAGTAACAAAAGAGCTTACGGTGTTTGTGACATCACAGGCTTTCGTTATCGTCTCAAAGATATGAAAAAAACGTGGGACGGATTGTTGGTCGGCCCTGATCAATGGTCACCTAAGCATCCGCAACTCATGCCTAAACCTACGCCGGTAGATCCTGTCGCTTTAAAAGATGCTAGACCTGACCCCTCATCGGATGGAGAGGACAACGGCGCTTTTGTGGTTTATACTAATGTCGGGCTAGGAAAAATAGGTACAAAGTTAGACACTTTTAACATTACTACCGCTGTCGGTAGTGTAACAGTGAGTATAAGCTGATGAGTTTTACGCTAACAAGTTTGAAAACGGCTGTGAAAGATTATTTGCAAGTTGATGAGACAACTTTCAATAATAATCTTAATATTTTTATACAAGAGGCTGAAAATCGTATTTTTAAAATGGTGCAGTTGCCGGAGCAAAGAAAAAATGTGAGCGGCAACTTAACATCATCTAATAGGTTTTTAGCAACACCAACAGATTTTTTTGCACCTTTTTCTTTAGCCGTGATAGATAGCAGTAAATATTTTTATTTAGATTTTAAACATCCTTCATTTATCAAAGAGTTTTCACCAACGACCTCTGTCACAGGCAGGCCAAAATACTATTCTTTGTTTGATGAGACAGCGTTTGAAGTGTCGCCAATACCAAATTCAAATTATTCTATAGAATTGCATTATCTGCATAAACCTAATTCATTGACGGCGGGTGCAGATTCTGGAACGACGATTCTAAGCACAGACCACCCTGACCCTCTACTGTATGGCACATTAGTAGAGGCGGCTGTATTTTTGAAAGAACCAGGTGATGTGATTGCTAACTTTGAAACAAGATTCAAAGAAGGCATAAGTAGGATGAAAAATCTTTCTGAGGGTAGAAACACGAGGGACGAATACCGCTACGATTTGTTGCGCTCAGGAGTTAGTTGATGGATTGTCAAGATAAGCGCGTGGCTATCGTTGGCCTAGGCGCTTCACAGGTAGATTATTGCATTGCCGTGCAAAATTCAAAAACGTGGGATGAGACTTGGTGTATTAATAGCGCTATATCGACCTATAAGTGTGATCGTGCTTTTATGATGGACCCTGCGTCTCGTTACTTAGATACAGAAGATGCGGGTCATCAAACTCAAGTCATGAGAG